AATATCCAGTAAACCAGACCACTTGTTAATGCCACCATCAAAAGATACATTAACGGGTATTTTAGATTTTTCACGAACATACCTTGATTTTTCTACGTTGATGATAAAATTATAACCTACAACTTCGGTGCCATCTTTATCTTGCTGACGACCAAGAATCCAAATTGTATCCGCTGAGTAGTAAGAGCCTGTGCCACCACCAACAATATCTTTAGGGAACATACCAATTTCTTTGTATGTGTGATTGACCACAACCATAGGAATATCTTTGAGTGTTAGATGTGGTGTAATCATGCGGAACAAAGATTTGATTTGTTTTGCGCGGGACATATCTGCAACAGATTTACCCTCAATTGAATCTTCAACTTCTTTCTTTGATGCAAGATTACCAATTGAATCAAGAATAATGATAACACGATCACCTTTTTCAATGCTCTGCAACTGATTCATAATATCATGCTTTAACTGCTCAACATCGGTAATTGGCGTGTGAAGCACATTGTCCATGTTGATATTGAATGTTTCAAAGTATTTTTGTGGTGTACCAAACTCTGAATCATAGAACAACACAGCAGCATCAGGATATTTCTTCATGTACGCAGATGCCATCAACAAAGCAAATGCAGTTTTGAAGTGTTTTGAAGGTCCCGCGAACATCGTCAGACCTGGTGTGATACCACCATCAAGTGAACCAGAAAGTGCCACATTTATCATAGGCACTTCTGTTTGTATCATGTCTTTGTCATTAAAAAACTTTGATTTGGATAGTATTGAACTATCTTTGATGGTTGATGATTTTTTCAGTTTATCTAGTATGCTCATTTATTTCTCCAATGTCTGCTATCTTATCTTTTGATATAATTGTATGTTTGTCATCTACAAAAAATGATTCTAAACTACGTGTGGGTGTGCTGTCAATCTTTTTCTTTTTTATTACCTTTTTGATTGGTGCTATATCATCATTTTCTTCTTTGAGTTTACGATATGTTTGATTCGCTGCTATCAATAATAACACAGCCAATGGATCAAATACAATAATAATAATGAAGATTACCAGTCTGACTGCTTTGTCTATCAAGTCACGATCATGTGTGCCATAAACTACCTCTGCCACATATTTTATAGGTCCCAAATCCGATTCAGCCTTTTTAACTTCCAAGGATAAAGGGAGCTTTTCTTCCGTGAGTAACTGTATCTCTTTTTGAAGCCTCTTAGTCTCAGCAATGATTCTCTCACGGTCTTTCTGTTGGGCTTTGCGTACCTGGTTTGCCCTCTCGGCACCTTTCTCGTCCTTTGACCTACCCATAATTTGATCGACAGCCTCATCATACTGACTAAGGTTCTTGTTGTTCCTCTCAATTTGCGATTGAATAACTTTGATCTTCTCATCATAGATTTCTACCTTTGCTGCTTGTGGTGCTATTGTGCTTGAATGTTCAATATGTGCTTTTGACAAATAACCAAAAATACCCATTGATGTGATCGCCATTAATAATACAACGGCAATCAAAAAATAAAGTTTAAGTGCAGAGAACGTTGTCTTCCAATGATTGTACACCCATGATACAGTTACTAGTTTTGCTGCTTCCAATACTGAACCCATGATGATAATTGGCCAGTATGAACCTGGAAATATTTGTGCAAGACCAATGACTGAATAATACGCCGCAATACCAGACAGTGCAAGTGCAGTCAAAAAAGGTAATATTACATGTGTCATGGATTATCTTTAGAATGTGGCACATCAAATACAAATGTGATTCTATCTATCGGTCCTACATTTCTTGCAGAATGTTCTAGTTTGTTATTAAACCAAAATAGTGTGCCAGGTTCAACAGTAATTGTCTCATCACCTACAGTGTATTCATAACTACCTTGAATTGATAAATGATATCTGTCTTTGTTCAGATAATATTTACCAAAATCTATATGTGCGCCTGTTTCACCACCAACAGGCAGCGCAAGAAAGCCTGCTCGTTTAAAGTCTTTGAAATGTCTTTTCAAAAATCCAATAGCAGCAGTGTGTCGCTGATATGCTGGTGCTGGCGCACATCCTTCTGAATCAAAAACATATTCGTCTGGATGATCAATCGTGCCAATTACAAGTTGAAGAACAGCCGCTTGACTAATATAAACGTGCGGATCCAAGACTTTACTTTCAGGTAGTTTTTGTTGATAATTCCAGTCCTCAGGAAATTCATTTAACTGTTTCAATATCTTTGAGACATTAATACCAGTTTTGATAACACGAATATTTTTCATCCAAAAAAACTTTCAAGCGTATATTGTTTTTCAGTTTTCCAACCGATACAATCAAGAATTAATTTAATTGGCTCAAGAAAGGTTTTCTCAAACTGTGTTTCATAATCAACGAATTCTTGTAAGTTAAATTCTTTAGGCAGTCTTGTTGGAAAAGAAACTACCATGTCTCTAAATGGATTCGGTGTTTTCAGATAGGTAAATTTCAACTTCTCACCTTCTTGTATCAAAGGATACTTAGTCGTTAGATTGTGAATTTTAAGGAAATGATTATATAGAATCGCGCCCTTGACATGAATTGGTGTGCCTTTTCTGTATATTGTAGCAGAATCAGCATACTCTTTCAAGCCATTACAACCACGTGGAAAAGAAATATCTTCAACGGGTAATTTTCTAAACTCTTCTCTAAAATCGGCAATAAACTTCTGCACAGTTTCTTCATCAGTGTTCACAATTAGATCAACCAACTTATACATTTTACCACGAACAACACCAGGTGTAGATGACTTCACCATCTCAAGACCCATAACTTTGAGTTTTGGTTCAGCGTATTGCACACCTTCGTTATTGTACACATTCAGAATATATCGTTTCTTTGCAGTCCAAATACCTTTATCTGAAAGACCTTCACGTTTCATTTGCATCTTTTGGTCGAACGCATGGACATATTCAGCAAGGTCTTGATAACTTTTATCAATATATGGTTGAATCTTCTCTTCACAGATTTTGTCCATGAAGGCGATAACTTTCTGAGTTTCTGGTTTTTCTTTATACACAGAGTCAACCAATGGACCAAGATTGAGATAAATTGAATCTGTATCTGAAGCAATAACATAGTCTCTCTCAGTTTTCAATACTTTATTCAAATATTCGTTAAGTTTGTTTTCAATCCAACGAATAGACAATTGACCTGCTTGTGTAACAGCAAGTGCTTGACGCAAATCATAAAATCTGAAATACTGAGAACCCATGGCACCATATGCGGAGTTCAGTGAAACTTTCTTTGCTAGTTGCAGATTATTATAACGTGCGATTAATTTTTCAATCTCTTTTTTCTTACCTTTGTCTTTTTCATTCTCATAATCTTGTTGCGCCTTCAACATTTCTTTCTTGAACTTCTTACGATCCTCATACATTTCAATCATCATTGCCGGCAAAAAACCTTGCTTGTCAGTGCGAAAGAATTGCCCGTTCGGTGTAATAGTCGCATTCTTTAGTTTGCTTGTATCAAGTTTATGGTCAAGCAAACTTTCAACGGAGGCATTTGTAGAAAGTTGACGCATCTCATCTGTATAGTCACCTGTCTCTACCAATGTTTCTGGTGAAATATTGTATTGCATAATCAAATGCGGATACAGGCTGTTCAAGTCAAAGGATGCAACCCAATTATGCAAACCAATTTGAGGTTCTTTGACATATGCACCTTCAAATGCTTCACTCTTCTTTGCAATTCTACGTGGTGGTACAACAATCTTTTTATCAAGTAGATAGTTGTAGATTAGTGCATCCCACATTCTGGTTTGTGCAAAGACATCATCGTAATTACACTTTGTATCATAAGCCAGGGTAAGAGCAAGTTCAATCAACTTCAACTTATCTTCAAGTTTGAGAACAAGTCTCACATCTTTGATGTTATAGTCAATAAACTTTTGATAATCTAGTTTGTAGAGTTGATGCAGGCTGTCATACTCATCGTATGCAATTTTACTTTCACCAAGTTCAACGTTTGCAACTGTGTCTAGTCTATAGTTTTCAATACTCTTACCAGCAGGAGCATACCACTGATATAATTCAAGATAGTCTAGTGCCGAAACACCGACAATATCATATACAGTCTGTTCTCTACCTTTGAAGACTGTGCTTCTCTGTGAAATGATTTCCCACGGTGAAAGTTTCTTTACACTATCTTCACCGAGTATGCGTGTGAAACGATTGATAATATAAGGAACATCAAAGAACTTGATATTCCAACCAGTAAGAACATCAGGAGGATTGCTTGACCAATCAGCAAGAAACCGTTCACAAAGGTCAATTTCATCTTTACACAAAACATAATCTACATTCTTATCTTCATTACGATATGTACCACAACCATAAACAGTAGTTCCGCCATTCAGTTGATGAATGGCGATTGCAGTGATTGGTTCAGTTGCTTTGTATGGATCAGGAAAACCATTTTCAGAACCAACTTCAATGTCTATGAAAGCAACACTGAGATGAGAAATATCCCAATCAACGATGCCTCTAAAAGTATCAGCAATGAATGCGTATTCGTAGCGTGAATTACCGTAGATTTTAAAGTTTGCAACTTCTTCATAGCGTTTGACAAAATCACGTGCCTCCCGAATTGTATCAAAGGTCATAGGTTCCAATGGCTCATTAAACAATGAACGCCATTGGGATGGTTTATTAGACTGTAAAAACAAAGTCGGAGAGTATTTGACTTTGCTCTTTACTCTCCGACCGTTGTTTACTCCACGAAAAAGTATATGATTACTGTGGACACAAACATTAGTGTAATACTTTGACATTAAATTTTAAGTGTTGGTGATGCAATTTCAATCCGACTAAACATACGATTGTATTGATTAAGCAAATCCGTCACAGGTGTGTTGACTGTCAAAATATCATCATACTTAAAATTGATACCCCTGTCAAACTCTTCAACGAATGCAAGATAAGGTGCAAATCCAACACCACCTGGATCATTTGCTGAACGCGGTGGTACAGCAACTACTTGCATAGGATGTTTGAGTGTGAAACCGATATTACCATTGTCAGTCACTTCACCCATGATAGTTTGATGGGTTTTAAAAGTAAAACATTTAATTTCATTCATACTGTTACCTCTGTCTTAGGTTCAAAAACTTCTAGTGTTACCCATTTTTTAGGAAACAACATTTCACGACCGCGAAAGTCTGCAATGTCATAAGTTGGGTCATCTACAAGACCAATTAGTTCAACTTTATTGTCGAACTCACGCATCACAAGATCATACTTGTATGCTTTAGGGAGTTTGGCATTTGTCTCAGCCAATTGTTTTGCTGCTTTTGTGATGTTGTTCATAATTACTCCTCGTCACACTTAATAATTTCAATTTCACATTTTTTCAAAAAATTAATTCCCGCTTGGCTTCTGTAATCGTTTTTGTAGTAGACCTCCTTGATTCCTGCTTGATGGATTATTTTAGCACATTCTAGACATGGTGCGTGGGTAATAAACATTGTTGCCCCATCACTAGAATTCGTTGACCGTGAAACTTTTGCAATTGCGTTGGTTTCGGCATGAAGCACTTCTGGCTTAGAATGTAGTTTTGACCATCCATGTGCAGTTTCGGTATAACCAGATTTTTTCATCCAATCATCACTCTGTTGACACTCAGATTTTAACACATATTCAAGTTCTTCGCAATTATTATCCCAACCAGATGGCATACCGTTGTAACCAATACCAATGATTGTGTTGTCCTTGACGATTACGCAGCCTACGTGTAGTCTGACTGCTGACGATAGTTCAGCATAGACACTTGCTGCTTTCATGTGGGCTTTAATGTATTTTTGCTTCATAGAAGTAAGCACTCACTCGCATACAAGGGCACGACGAAAAAATCGTTCCCAATATTTTTCAAATCAGGTGAACAAAATCAACGGCACATACTCGGCGTTCATGTTGTTCGCGTAAACAAAGAATGGAAAAAATCTTTCACCAAGAAAGCCTGGATAACGCCACGGATTGCCCTGTGGATTCCACCAACCAACTTCTTTGTTGTTTTGCACCAGATAATCATGTGATGGGTACGTGTTGTCTGTGTTCTGCCAGACATACTCCATGATTTGAAAGTATTCGCTTGCATACTTCTTAAAATACTCCTTACGCATGATGTATGTTGTCTCATAGTTGACAACATTACCTTGAAACCAGTTGATGTGTTTACGATACTCTGGTACCAACTCTTGAATACCTTGTATGAATAAATCCCAATACTCTCTAGGCTCTGATGCAAGGTATTGTCTCTCAACTGACCATGGTATGACAGATCGTGTATTTGTAATTATATCACGTTTCTGTAAAATTTCAAGTGCTTTTTCTTTTTGAATATCGGAAGAAAGATGATGAATTGCCTGAGGATCAGTTGGATAAACAATCTTAGCCGTATCTTCATCTTCGTTATTGTCAATCAATAGGTAACGGCGATATGTAGTGCAGCCAATATAATTGGCTTCACAGTGTTTGAGTAGCCAATATTCGGATGCCTGTTGACCCATTGCTTTGAGAAAATCTTTTTCTGAAATATCAGGATAATATTTCTGATACTTTTGAATACGATCTTCTTCTAGTGAAGTGTTGATTGAATTATCCCTTAATAGAGTTTGTTCAAATTCAACATCACCTGCATGAGACACCTTCATCCATGATGATAGATGATTGAAAGGAAAATCACAGTGAAAGTGACTTAATACTAAAATGTCACTCATCAGATTTTTCTTCTTTTCTCTTCTTCTTGAATTCAATTACAGGTTCAAGAATAGCCGCAATAGAACGATCTTTATATTCTTTACGTTGCGACTTGTCCATGTTGATCAATGCGATCTTCAAAGACTTTGGCATTTTAAAGTTTGAGGTTCTTTTCATAATCTAAACGGTCAAAAATGGGGGACAAGCCCCCATTGGTTATGCTGCTTGCTTTTCTTCTTGAAGAAGTGTAGGTTCAAAGAACTTTAGTTCATTACCAATTTCAATACGTTTTGGTTTTTGATGTTCTGGAATAACATTGATAAGACCAACACGCAGAATACCATCTCTAAGTTCTGAACTATGCACTTCAATAGTGTCGGCAATGGTAATTGTTTTTGTGAAGTTACGTGCAGCAATACCTCTGTGCAGATATTGTGCTTGCCCCATCTCTTCTTCATCTTTGATGCCCTTAATTACCAAAGTATTTTTTTCTCTGGTGATTTCAATATCGTCTTTGCCAAAACCTGCAACAGCAAGTTCAACAATGTAACGACTATCATCTACTCTGATGATGTTGTGATATGGAAAAGAATTTCCTGCATGTTGTGCTGGTGTAGCAGACAACAACTTCTCAATATCATCAAAGAAACGGTCAAAGCCAAGAGTTTGATGTAGCAATGGACTAATACGAGTAATAGTCATGGTTTTCTCCTTTTTAAGCAAGTTAAAATTTCGTGACCCCGAAGGCATCACGACTTACTTGGCAATCACAAACGCCGTGCGATTAACAAGATAAGTTCTTTGCGGATTACTTTGATTAAAGACTTTGATAAACTCGTTACCACCTTCTCTAATCACGTTATCATAATCCCGTGTATATACTTCTTCTTTAGTATATTTATTTATTAGTTTCACCACATTTGTTTTCACTTTGTTCATGATGATTCACCATTAGTCTTTTTTCTTTTTGCCGATATTATATTTGGCAACCAATTCCCAATCATCTTTTTCTTTAAAAGAAATAATTTTAATCTGATGAATTGGCGCCATGTTGTTTTCAATTATATCATAGTTCACAACTTTAATCAAGCCCCACTCTTCAAGTAAATTGGCAATTGCATTACGTCTTTGCACATCATTTTCGGTAATCGTTGATGGTTTACCGTCTAGTGCAAATAGTTCTTTGAAATGAACAATATAATACTTGCCCTGTTTGTGCAATATGTGGCAAGACTGATATAGTACCCGTTCTTTTCTTGATGATACACCAATTCGTGTTAATGTTTCTCGTACTTTTAGAAAATCATCCTCTTCTACAAGGACAACTTCAACAAACTTAGATAGATCCACCATGTCATTTTCCTAATCCACCCTTATGGGTTTTTTCTTTTATTTGTTGGATTTGTTCTTTGCTGAGTAGCCGTAAAGCATCGTGTGCTTTAGAGTCGGATAGCCCAAAGGCTAGTTTGATACATTCCAAATCATCATTTTTTTCCGACTTTGCCCACTTCGCAAAAGGTCTTTTCATAGACCTGACGGTATTTAGCAAAAAGTCATTTTGTAACTTCTTGTCTAGACCATGACGGCGGTTCATCTCATTTGCAAACAGAACACAGTCCTTGTGCTGAGACAAGGCACGATTGACCAAAAACGGTGTATAACCTTTCTCCGATATCTCATCTACAATAAGTTGTTCCTTGCTCTGAAGAATGGCTGTTGCATAATCAAATGGATTGCTCATCTTTTATAAATCTCCGTCACATCACTACTTTTGGCATTACCTACTTCGTTTTGTAGAGCAGGTCGTTTGCTACTGACAACTGAACAAGAAAACACTTTGTTGTAATTCATTTTTATATGTGCAGTGCGTACATCATCAAACATGTTTTGACCTGAAACTTTACCAACATTCCAACAACTAATACCACCATCGTTTAAGTGAGACAAACTTTTTTCAATCAACGGTGTCAGAAAAGAATTGTTCCATGTGTCATAGTTAGATGTATTTTTAATTGACTGAGTTTCTTCATGTGTGTAAACCTCTAAATCAAAATAAGGAGGGCTTGTTAATATCATATCAACTTTAGATATTGAATACTCATTCATTTTTAATGCATCATCACAAATCAATCTGACTTTATCCTCAATACCCAAAAATTTAGATAACTTTACCAACCCTTCGTAAGTTTTTGTATTTGGTTCAAATGCAATATATTCCGCACCAGAAGCCACGACACCCAACATTCTTCCTCCCCAACCAGCACAAGGATCAAGAACAATTTTTGGTTGATACTTTGTGCATAAAAGTTTTGCCATCTGTGGGCGGAACATTGTACTCTTGGAAATTCCACAACAAAAATAGATTCCTCTTTTTAGTTCAGAGAGATATGGTGTGCTGTGGCTTTTTCTATTCCATCTCAAAATTTTTTCAAGATTATCTTTTACCCATAAATTAGAAAAACTTTTTCCTCTGTTATTTTCAATGTCGTAAAAATTAGGAAAAAAATGTTCACATAGTTTCATACCAATTCTTGATGTTGAATTTATGTAATCACCTTTTGAGTTCCACCCACACAAATTCTTCCAATCAGTCCTCAATTGTTGATCAGAATATTTTGGTATAAAACTAATATTTTCTAACTGAGAAGCAAGTGTTGAGATAGCAGATTCAAATTCAACATCGCTTAATTTTCTTGTAGAATTTCTAACATTCAAAAAATTGTGAATATTTAGATCCATAAAAAAAGTCCCGTCTTTTTTGCTCCATCTTTTATCCAGGTATTCATCTCTTGTAAAATTTTAGCGGCTTCTAATTTAGAATAATCACTGGAAAACATGTAGTCATCATTTCCACTATCTGTACCACCTTGTTGATGATTGAAAACGCAATTGTTTGAGTTTATATTTTCAACAAAATCTTCTTTGCATATCCAATTCATACGAAAATGATCATTTGGATTTACACCAAGTAATATTAATCTCTCCCAATCTTTATGACATGCAAGATGGTTAAACATAAAATAGTTTGTTTTCCTACTTAAACTAAACTTGATCTCAGTTTTGTATCCATCAATTATTCTATCATGCCCTTTATTACTTCTTGGGCAAACTTCACTACCTCTTTTTTGCATTATCTTAGATACTAAAATTTCACCAAAGGCTCCCATTTGCGTGTTTGAGAGTTTTGAGTATCCTTCATATTGTGTTCCGATCCAGTGATCTTCAGTCTTTAATTTTATATATTTTTCAAGAACGCCGTCTTCAAAAAATTCATTTAACGACACAATATTTTGATCGTGTTTCATTTAAACTCTGCATTTGCCATGATTTCTGTCAGACACGCAACAAGATTGATTTCGTTGTCAGCAACGAACGCCTGCTTATATTGATAGTCAGCAAGAATTATAACGACCTGTGGTATACTTTGTGGCTTTATGACATCATATAATGAATCATAAAGTTTGCGGAAGAATGTCGTGTTATCAATTTCAGTTGTCGCTGCCCATTTGCGGACGGATGTAAAGTCTTTTTCTTTCAGATGTTTGACAATCTGTGTGATAGAGATGTCACCAATCTGAGAGAGGATGCCTACATCAATCTTGCCGAGTTGAGAGTAGCGTTGTAGTTCATTAATAACACGACGAAAATCTGGAAAATGTTTCTTGATAAGTTCAGCAATTACTTTCTTATCATATTCAACTTTTTCCGAATCAAGCACGTAATCAATACGCTTGAGAAACGCAGTTGCCATTTGCGCTTTCTCACCGTTCTTCAAACCAAAATCAACTACAGCACAACGACTGTGCAACGGATCAATGATTTTGGTTTTGTAATTACAAGTGAAGATGAATGAACAGTTTGATGCAAACTCTTCAATTGCATTACGAAGTGCTGGCTGTGTTGAGTTTGGATTTAGATAGTCTGCTTCATCAATGATAATGACTTTACGACCACCAGACAATGACATTGATGATGCATAGTTCTTGATTTTGTTTCTGAATGTATCAATGCCAGATTCATCAGAACCATTGATTACCATGTAGTCGCAACCGATTTCGTTGCACATGGCTTTGGCGATTGTTGTCTTGCCCACGCCCGCCCCACCAGACAGTAGCAGATTTGGAATCTGTTTCTGATTCACATATTCTTGAAAGACTGTTTTCAATCTTTCCGGTAGAATACAATCTGATACCGTTTGAGGGCGATACTTTTCTGTCCATAGAAGATGATCCATGGTTACCTTTCACAAAAATCATAATGTAATATATTATATCAGTCAGCGTTCAATCGTGCAACAACTTCTAAGTAATTTTCTTTTACTTGCCAACTAACTCCATCAACACCCTGTAGAATTGTCCTAGGAGCAATTTCTTTATTGGGGCTATTTAATTCAAACACGGAAACAACCGCATCTCTATTGATGGCTACAGATTGACCATCAAACGTTGGTTCTGCATTTGTGAAGTAGATAAACTTATTCATGATCAAGCCTTTTCAAACTTTGAACCAGTTTCAGTTGCAATCCAGTATTGCAAATTGACTGCCTTGTTTTTGAAATTGGAAATACCTTTTGATGAAATCTTTACATCATAAGAACCAGAAATCATTTTGATGTTTTCAATTTTGAAAATCATTTTGTATTTGTCGCCGTTGCCCTGACCAATTTCAAGTGCGTCTGTGTGTGCTGCGTCATTTGACATATCAAGTGCAATAGCAAAAATCTTTTGACCATCAGATTCAATTGCAACATGGCTGGAAGAAAGAACGCTGGTTGCTTTCATAATCCAGTCAAAGTCTTCTTGCTTCAGTTCAAAACTAACTTCAGGATCAGGCATCGTGATTGGCTTATCTGGCGCAGCAACAATCATGTTGGATGCACAGAAACGATATTTGATTTTGCTACGACCCTGTAGACCAGAGATAAGAACATTGCTGTTATCAAACTCAATCACAGGATCATCTTTGTGAAGAGTCAACACAGAAAGAAAGTTGTTAAGATCATATACACCAAACTCTGTTGGAATTTCTTCCGAGATTGATGCTTCAGCCATGACATTCTTTTGTGCAGAAACGGTACGAAGTGTCTTACCTTTCTTGAAAAGAATACCTTGATTGATTGTTGCAAAGTTTTTAAGGATGTTAAGTGTATCACCAGAGAGTTTCATAATTTATTTCCTTGTCATATCATGATTATGTAAGGCCATTATAGCATAGTGAACAACTTTCATCAAGTCATCACGATTATAGCCGTTCTTTTTGCCGTAACGCTGTGCATACTTCATAATGTTTCCAATACAGAATCCTTCACCGTGCCCACTGTCCATGATGAATTCTGATGCTTGAAATTTGTTTTGAGAGTAGTGTTGACCGTATGTCTTATCAACGTATTCTTTCAACTCTTTAAGAATACGGTCTTCACTGTACTTGTAATTAATCACAACTTACCAGTATACTGTGCAACAGCAGGCATATTACCAGTAAATGCGTATGTGCCGATGTGCTGAGTCTTCATCCATGGGCAAAGCCAAACATCACCACCAATTTTACGCCACATCTGACAGAACATATAATCTTCTGAAAGATAACGGTCAGAACCACCACCTGTATAACTATCAACGGTGTCAATCACTGTATCAAAGTATGCATGAATGTATCGTGAACCATCAAAGTGTGCTTGACCAACATGATCTGGTTTGTAACGAATTTGTGGAAACGCCTCAGCCATTTTATCAAACACATGGCGTTTAATCATCATATGCCCTGTGCCGATTTCCATTACTTGTAGTGGCTCTGATACTTGAAATTGTTGTGTGCCTTTTACCACATTGAACACATATTCACCAACAAGATTTTCAAGTTCGCGTGGATTCAAATCTGGATGACGGCGGGCTGTGTCAGCAATGTTATTCCAGTTGATTGATTTTTTAGGATAAGGACCGCCAATTACATCCTTATCAAGTGCCATCAATGCAACGATATCATTCGGATCAAAATGAATATCCGAATCAAGAAACATTAAGTGTGTATAGTCTGTGCGTAGAAATTCATCTACAAGATAATTTCTTGCTCTTGTGATGAGAGATTCGTTGAAGAGAAATGAGAACTTGACTTCAATACCATATTTGATCATCACAGTTTGTAGATCAAGGCATGATTTCATGTAGAGTCCGTGATTCATACCACCATACATTGGTGTAGCCACGAACAATTTATTTTTTCTTAGTTCTTCAAGATTGACTTGTATCTGCATAATTTATCCATGAAAAAAGAGTGAGAACATATAATATATATACGCTCTCACTCAATCGTTTTAGCCTTTATTAGGCAAATGCTTGACCACCAAGAACAGCATGTGCCATTGCAATCATTTCTCTTGTTGGTTTACCAAGACGGTAGTAAGTGATTGTCTTACCGTTGTCAAGAGTTTTCTTATTGGTATAAATGCAGTGACCTTCTGAACGAAGTTCTTCAATGCGGGCACCGACATTGGTAATACCAAAACGGGAACGAATTTGTGCGGCAGTAAGCGTGTTATAACCAGAATCTTTGGAAAGATAGTTTAGAATTTTCTGTTTAGCAGACATTCAATTTACTCCATAAAAAATAGTCGCACGAAAAATGGATTTGTAGAGGCGACCTTTCTCTACATGCTTAACATTATATAAAAAAAAGAGGGAGTGTGTCAACACTCCCTCAGGCAAAGATGTAAAATTAAGCAAATGTTGCCGCTTGATCCGACCAACGATTACCTTTTTTGTTGTTATACTCAGCGCAAACAAGTTGACCGTTTTCAATGGTAGTTTCACCACCTAGATCGTGTGGTAGAATGTGATCGGCTTGCCACTTTTTGTGATTGTTAATCTCATGTTCTGGAATTTCTTTACCAGTTTTAGGGCAAACACCATCTTGTTTTGACCATAATTCATACTTCTGTGCTGGTGTATAAAAACGTTCTTCATCACGTGCAGCCACAAGTTTGCCAAGGCAATCAACTTTATTGAACTCACGCAACAAAGTATCTTTACGTGCAGTCAATTCTGGTGCAGACATGGTAGAATTACAAGAACTGTAAGTACGTGATTCACCACCCGAAGTTGTCATGATTGGTTTGTCATTCGCAACCAAACGATTCTCTGTAGCCATAAACCACTTGAAAAAACCATCTTCATTCAAAATTTTCATGTTGCTATCTTGAATATGTGTAGTCAACATATAAAGATTGAATAGCGTTGATGAA